ATGTGGAATCCTTTTAGACGGAAAGAGAAAGCACTACAGCAACCATCATCTCGCGGCTGGACTCCGATATTTTCCTTTGTCAGAGAACCTTTCGCAGGTGCATGGCAAAGAAACATGGAAATCAGGAATGAAACCGTACTTTCTTACTACGCAGTGTTTTCCTGTATTACCCTGATTGCCAGTGACATTTCAAAGATGTCTCCAGCCATTCAGGCCAAAGACTCTAACGGTATCTGGAAAGAAATCTCAGATGCCAATTTCGAGACAATAATCAGCAAGCCAAACCAGTTTCAGAACACAATTCAGTTTTTTGAAACGTGGATGAACTCAAAGCTTTCTCGCGGTAACACCTATGTGATGAAGGTAAAAAATAACGCCGGGAAAATCACAGAACTTCGCATTCTAGATCCTGATAAAGTCACGCCTCTGGTAGCTGATGATGGTTCTGTCTTTTACCAAATTAGTCCTGACCAGATTAGTGGGTTACCGACACAGGTAACCGTACCAGCGCGAGAAATCATTCACGATCGCTTCAACTGCCTCTTTCACCCTCTGATTGGTATTTCCCCCATCTATGCCTGTGGGCTCGCAGCAATGCAGGGAAAACACATTCAGGAAAGCTCTGCTTTCTTCTTTAAGAATGGAGGTAAACCAAGCGGTGTCATTACTATTCCAGGCTCAGTTGATGCGGCAAAAGCTAAAGAAATAAAAGAAGCCTGGGATGCCGGTTATACAGGTGAAAATGCAGGAAAGACTGGACTGTTGTCAGGTGGTGCAGAATACAAAGCGATCACAATGTCTGCAGTCGATGCGCAGACCGTTGAACAGCAGAAACTCTCTGCAGAAATGGTTTGTTCTGCTTTTCACGTCCCGGCATATAAGGCTGGCGTGGGCGAAATCCCAAGCTCTGATAACGTTGAAGCTCTTGAACAACAATATTATTCACAGTGCTTGCAGGTACTGATTGAGTCTATCGAGTCGCTTCTGAAAGAAGCTTTCGAACTGGATTCTAAAAAGCGAGTAGAGCTTGATATTGGTGCGCTTCTACGCATGGACAGCGAACGCAGAATGAAAGCGCTGGGTGATGGAGTTAAAAACACCATTCTTACACCAAACGAAGCGCGAAAAAGCGAAAACCTTCCTCCGGTTGAGGGCGGTGATTCGCTATTCCTGCAGCAGCAGAATTATAGCCTTGCAGCATTAGCTCGACGAGATGCATCTGAAGACCCGTTCGGGAAAGGACAGCAGCAGTCGGAACAGTCACCAGATCCAGTAGAAGAAAGTGGAAAGGCATTAACCGAGACAGAACTTTTCGCGGCGAAATCAATGCTCAGAGGATTAATAACAAAATGAACGAACGTGATTTATCCCTGATAAAGGCGCTGGGTGAAGAGTTTGGTTCAGCCATTAATAAATTGGCTGATGACTTTAAAAAAGCGCTTGTTGAAATTGAGGCTGGACTACAGAAACAAATGGATGAGATTCGTCTGTCAATTCCTGAATTCCAGCCAGTAGAAATTCCTGATGTGTCCAAAATGGTTTCAGAAGCGGTGAGTGCCATTGAATTACCGAAAGCACCAGAACTACCCGACTTTAGCCAGAGCATCGCCGACGCGGCAGAAAGTGCGGTGAAGCAGGCTATAGAATCACTTCCCAAGCCTAAGGATGGTAAAAGCGTCAGTGCAGAAGACCTTCGTCCCCTGGTTGAAGAGGTTGTATTAGCATCACTTCCAGAGCCGGTAGATGTTGAAAAACTGGCTGAAGATGTGGCCGCGAATATTCCAGTTCCTGAGTCCGGCAGCGATGGTAAGGACGCTTTATCAATCGAGCTTGAACCATTCATTGACGAGAAGAAAAGTTACCCTCGCGGAACTTACGCAACACATAACGGCGGTCTTTGGCGATCTCATGAAAAGACGCACGGTATGCGAGGCTGGGAATGCATCGTTGATGGCGTGTCGAACGTCGATATCAAACAGGATAACCAGCGAACCTTCTCAATCTCACTCGAAAGGGCAAGTGGAGCAGTTGAGGTTAAGTCCTTTGACGTCCCGGTAACTATTTATCGTGATGTGTTTAAAACCGGTACCGAGTATCAGCCTGGTGACACAGTCACCTGGGGCGGGTCTATGTGGCACTGCAACGAACCTACTACTGACAAACCAGGTGAAACAGGCTCTAAGGGGTGGACACTTGCTGTGAAGAAAGGTCGCGACCTGAGGGATAAGCCATGATTGAACTGGTGACGCTCGAAGAGGCGAAAATGCATCTCCGTATCGATGATGATTACGGTGATTCAGACCTGACATTAAAAATTCAGGGTGGAAGTGCAGCAATCCTTTCTTACATCCAGGGTAGCAGGTCGCTGATCGTTGATGACACTGGAAATCTTATCGATGGTGAGCCGCTCACTCGCGTTCAGACAGCCCTGTTGGTTCTGCTTGGCTATCTTGACCGTAATCGTGGCGGCGAAGAGGAAGAGAAGCTGAAACAGGGCGAACTTCCATTTTCTGTTTCAATGCTGATTTACGACCTCCGTAAGCCGACAATTATTTAAGGGGCAAATATGGCATGCGCAGGATGCGCCAAACGGCGCGAGTGGATAAAAAAGTGGACGAGGATTGCCTATGAACGAGCAGCAGGTAAACGAATTAACGGTAGCGCTGAAGGCACTGGCGGCGTCTCAACTCAAACAGGCAGAAGCGATAAATCGCCTGGCTCAGGCTGATGAAACGCTTGTATCTCTGATTGCAAAAACGCTCGTTGATGAAATTGATGATGATTTGCCACCGCAAACCTATCTTGATGGAAAGCCGAGGTAATTGTGGAATTTGCAAAACTGCGCCACCGCATCACCATCCAGAGGAGAACGGCTGTCCAGTCACCTACTACTGGTGCAATGGAATACACCTGGAATGAGCTTGCAGAGGTGTGGGGTAGCGTGGTTGCCTCTTCTGTCAGGGATTTCATTACAGCCCAGGCATCAAACGTAAAAGTAACAGCCAGAATCACGATTCGATACCGGGAAGATATCCAGGAGAAAGACCGTATTCTTTTCCGTGGAAAAATCTACAGCATTGAGGGGATTCTTCCTGACCCTGATAGTGGGCTCGAATATCTCACGCTTCCGTGCTCAGAGGGGGTAAAGGATGGCTGATAGCATTGAGTTTAAGCTTGAAGGTGTAGATTCACTGCTTGGTAAGTTAGAAGCCATTACCACGGAAACTAAGCGCAAAACAGGGCGCTCGGCACTGAGGAAAGCGGGAAACGTGATCGTAACTCAGATAAAGAGAAACGCAGAGCGACTCGACGACCCTAAAACCGCCCGTAGCATTGCTGATAACGCCGCGCTTCGCTGGAATGGTCGTATGTTTAAACAAACAGGCGATCTGGCCTTCAGGATAGGTATTCTTCAGGGTGCCGTACTAAAAAAGCATCCAAGCACTGCGAAAGATGCACCCACTCCACACTGGCGTCTTCTTGAGTTTGGCACTGAAAAGATGGCAGCAAAACCGCTGGTTCGTGCTGCTGCAAATTCAAGGTTGATAGAGGTTTTCAACACATTCTCTGTTAACTACGAAGCGGGGATTGACCGAGCCATCAAACGAGCACAGAAGAAAGGAGAGACGGCATGATTGCTCCTATTTTCTCTGTTTGCGCATCGAGTTCTGAAGTCACTGCTTTACTCGGAAGCAATCCGGTAAGAATTTACCCTTTCGGTATTCAGGACGATAGCGTTGTTTATCCATACGCCGTCTGGCAGAACGTCAGCGGTTCTCCTGAAAATTTTCTCAACCAACGACCTGATGCGGACATGTATTCGCTTCAGGTTGATATCTATGCCGATACCCCTGATGAAGCGATTGCTGTCGCTCAAGCCATGCGTAATGCGATTGAGGTAAAAGCCAACATTGTTCGCTGGGGTAATCAGACGCGAGACCCTGAGACACTCAGGTATAGATACTCTTTCGACGTTGACTGGATAGTCAACCGATAACAAACCTTCCACAACCGGCCTTGAGCCGGTTTTTTTATACCCGGAGATAATTATGTCAGTAGTGACTCAAGGCACTCAGATGTACGTTCTGAATAACGGTGTGGTCAGTGAAGTTGAATGTATTACTTCGTTCTCACCAGGTAGTAGTCCGGCAGATCAGATTGAAGATACCTGTCTGAGTGAAACCAATACTCGTTCCTATAAAAAAGGTCTGCGCACTCCCGGTCAGGCTACTGTAGCTCTTAACGCAGACCCGGCAAACGCCAGCCATGTCATGTTGAGCAACCTTGCTGAATCCAGTGACCAGACAAACCTGACCTTCGCTATTGGCTGGGCTGACGGAACGGATGAACCAACGGTAGCGACGTCTGGTGATCCTGATGCAGTTGATGGTCTTTCTCTGCCGGATACACGTACCTGGTATGTGTTCCAGGGCTATGTTTCAGATTTCCCGTTCGACTTCCAGGCGAATACGGTCGTGCAAACTTCCGCAACTATTCAGCGTTCAGGGCAGGGTGTTTGGGTTCCAAAGGCCCTGCCAACGAGCTAATAACCAGGCATTAATAAGCGGGGGAAACCCCGCAAATTGAGAGGAAAGAAATGAAACTGAATCTGGATTCGTTAAAACAGGCAGGGTCGTTCACTGGTCGTCCTGTTGAGAAGGAAATCACCTGGAAGCAGGGCGATAAGGAGATCACCGCTACCGTTTATATCCGACCAATGGGGTATCACGACGCGGTATCAAATGTTCTTTCAGCGGTGGGGAAAATTGATGGTGTAGCAGGGCGTATCGCTGCATCCATCTGTGATGAAAATGGCGCTCCAGTTTTCACTGTTGCCGATATCACTGGTGAAGCAGATCCTGAGCGCGGCGCACTCGATGGTGCTCTTACGGTTGCTCTGCTTGTCGCTATTCAGCAGGTTAACGACCTGGGAAAGGCGAACTCAGCGCAGACGACGAATTCTGGTGTGAATTAGTTCTCAACGGGATCGGCGGACGCACCATTGCTGAAGCAAAAGAACGCGTTAGCGTTACAGAGTATCGCGACTGGGTTCTTTACCGTCAAAAGTACGGAAGCCTTAACGGAATGATGCGTACCGAATGGGCCGCTGGCCTAATTTCTTCTGTGCTGGCAAACGTCAACCGTGGAAAAGATTCACCCTCCTTCAAAGTAACAGACTTCACACCACACATTAACGAGCCTTCCATTTCACTGGAACAGGCTATGCAGGAGTGGACATAGCATGGCTGGTAAATCCCTCGGCACGTTGACTATTGACCTGGTGGCTAAGGTTGGTGGTTTTGTCTCTGGCCTTAGCCAGTCTGAGCGAGCATCTCAAAAATGGCGTAAACAGGTACAATCCGACGCCAAGGCTGCGGCGACCGCGTTTACCGCTTTTGCGACAGCAGCAAGCGCTGCAGCAATTGGTGTAGGTGTTGCTGGTTATAACCTGCTGAAAACCACTTCCAAACAGATTACTGAAACAGACCGTTGGGCGAAGTCGCTCAATATGTCTACTCAGTCCCTGCTGGCCTGGCAATATGCCGCAGAAAAAGCAGGTGTATCTGGTGACCAGATGGCCGATATCTTTAAGGATATTGGCGATAAGATTGGTGATGCGGTCTTAAATAAATCTGGGGAAGCTGTCGGTGCACTTGATGCGCTTGGATTATCCGCAAAAAAACTAGCCGGGGAATCGCCTGACAAGCAACTTCTCGCTATCAGTGATGCTCTTGGCAAGATAAAAACAAACGCCGAAAAAACAACCATTCTCGAAAGCCTTGGTAATGACCTGTCAAAGCTCCTGCCCTTGCTTGATCAGGGTGGTGAAAAGCTTCGCCAGTACATGGACGCGGCAAAGCAGTTCGGTGTTGCTCCTGATGATGCAGACATCGAAAAACTGGTGAAAGTAAACTCCCTGTTTGAAGACATGGAGACGCAGGTTAACGGCGTAAAAATTGAGATTGCTACCGGCCTTGCAAATGTTGACCTGTCAGGATTACAGAATGCGATCACTGACATGGGCGATGTTTTCAAAGACCCGCAGGTGATTCAGGGACTAACAGACCTGGTTGGCGGCGTTGTTGACCTGGCTACCTGGCTTGTGAAAGTTGGCGCTGAAGCAGGTAAGTTGATTGACCTGTACAAAGGCGGTAAGGCCGTTGGTGAGAATGCATCTGTAACTGATATAGAGCGTCGTCTCAACAACCTCAAAGCAGATGTAGAAGACCAGGGCTTCCTTGCCAGTTTTAACAGAATTGGTATGGACGTTGACGGGAAGAAAGCTGAAATAGCACAGCTCGAACGCCGACTTTCCATCATGAAAGCCGGCAATAATCTTCCTCTCAGTCCTGCCACCATAGGTGGGCCATCATCAACCAGCAAAAATTATTCCTTAGGCTCAGGAGAAACAAACGGTAAAGCGTCGCCTGATGCCGGGGCCAAGAAGCTGGAATCAGCATTTAAGTCTCTGGAAATGAGTTATCAGCGCCAGATTGCGTTAATTGACACAACTGGCAAAAAGAATCAGCAGGTCACCGAGCTTGAGAAGCTGCGTTTTGATTTCACTTCCGGAAAATTAACAGGGATTAATGCAGCTCAGAAAGAGCGTCTTGAGCAGCTTGCTACGGAAATAGACCGTCTCAACTCTCTGAAAAAAGCCAACGAAGAAAACCTGAAGCTTGTCGAATTTACCGCTAATTTGCGCAAGCAAAATCAGAATGACCAGGCAGCAAATGATTCTGATTTTATTGGCGCAGGCATGGGCGATAAGACTCGCCAGCGCATGAAGGAATTGCTGGATATTCAGCGTAGTTTTCTCGACAGACAGGCAGACCTTCAGAAGCAATACCAAAGCGGCGATATCAGTAAATCGCTTTATGACCAGGAGACGGCAGCGTTACAGCAGGCACTTGATGAGCGTCTCGATATTCAGCAGGACTATTACAAAAAGTCCGACGCACAGATGGGTGACTGGCAAAGCGGGATTATGGATGCGTTGAATGATTACGCTGATAACTCCGCTGATTACTACCAGACCGCCGCCGATGCGATGACCTCCATTCTTAATGGCGCAACGGAATCCATCTCTGACAACCTGAATGATCTTGTGCATGGTGCAGAGGATTTAGGTGATTTCTTCAGTAATATTTTCTCTGGCCTTGGTGAAACAATCATTAAAACCCTTTCTGATATGGCGGCGCAGTGGCTGGTATATCAGGCTGTGCAATTGCTGGTAGGTAAATCCACTCAGGCAAGCGCAGCGGCATCAATGCTGGCAAACGCACAGGCTTCATCTTTACAGGCTCAGATCGCCGCTTATGCATCTACAGCGGCAATTCCTATCGTTGGTCCAGCGCTTGCGCCTGCTGCGATGGCAACAGCGGCGGCGGTAACTGCACCTCTTGTAGCAGCCGTTGGTACTTCGGCCCTTGCAGGCATGGCGCACGATGGTATCGACAGCGTTCCAGAAACCGGGACCTGGCTTCTTCAGAAAGGGGAGCGAGTCGTAACTTCTCAAACCTCTGCCAAGCTTGACGAAACACTCGACAGGGTAAACCAGCAGTCTACTCAGGGGGCCAGTTTCTCACCAGTTATAAACATGAATGTGAACGGTGATCCTTCCGACACTCAAATTGCCATGATGAAAAAAGCAACTACAGAAGGGGCAAAGCTTGGTTATCAACAGGCGGCCAGTGACCTTGCGAGCGGAAAAGGTAGCATTTCAAAAGCGATGATGCGCTGGAACACTAACAGGAGAACGGGTTAATGGCTAAAACTACCAGCATTAACTATCCGAATGATTACCTGCCTGTTCCATTGCAGGAAGGATTCGGGTTAAAGCCTGTTAGCCCATTGCTGAGAACAGAGCTTACATCTGGCAGGGCAAGGCAGCGCCGTCTGTACACATCAACGCCAACTCAGGCATCAGTGGCATGGTTGTTTACAGATCCGGAGGCTCAATTGTTTGAGGCATGGTACAGAGACACTATCAAAGATGGTGCCGACTGGTTCAACATGCCTCTTCGATCACCCCTTGGCATTATAGATATGTACGTTTGCCGGTTTGTAGACATCTACGAAGGGCCAACTATTGAGGGAGGAAATTACTGGCGATTCACCGCCACGCTTGAGCTATGGGAGAGACCGATTCTTGCTCCTGGCTGGGGAGAGTTCCCTGATTACATTATCAACAGCAGCATCATTGATATTGCGCTTAACAGGGAGTGGCCAAGACCATGACTATTCTCAATCGTCTATACGCCTCTTCGGGTCAAGAGGTGATTATCGAAACCCTGCAAATAAACATTGGAACTGAAGTTTATTACCTGTGCAAAGGCTTCGACGATATCACTGCAATCACTGAAAATGGCGATGAAGTTACATTTCAGGCAGCAGCTATCGATATTGCTCTTCCTGACAGAAATAGTGATGGCACACAGGATTTACAGTTTGCCATCGACAACATTGATGGAGTTACTTCTACTGCGATTCATAATGCGCTGGATAACCTGGCAGAGGCATCTTTAACCTATCGTAACTACGTATCTACCGACCTTAGCGCACCCGCTTCAGTTCCCTACACTCTGGCTGTAAAAAGTGGTTCGTGGACATCTACGCAAGCGCAGATAACGGCGGGCTATATGAACGTTCTTGATACTGCGTGGCCCCGTCATCGTTATACCCTTCCGTATTATCCTGGCCTCCGCTACATGAGTTAAGGAGCAACAATGTTCAACCCTGACAAATACCTTTCTGTCGTCTGGCAGAAGGGCGGACGCGTTTATCCTGAACTTGACTGTTTCGGCATCGTCAATGAGGTACGTAAGGACCTCGATTTACCTCTCTGGCCTGATTTTTCCGGGGTGACGAAAGATGATGGTGGGCTTAACAGAGAAGCAGTAAAGCTGATGCGGTCGCTTGAGAAGTGTGAGCCTTGCGTCGGTGCAGGCGCTGCGTGTTATTCCGGATCAACCGTTACCCACGTTGGTGTCGTTGTTGAGATAAATGGTCAACTTCACGTAGCTGAATGTAATCCGGGAATGAATGTGACATTTCTTCCTGTTTCTCGTTTCAAGCGACGCTTTGTTAAAGTGGAGTTCTGGAAGTGACTATCCGAATCTACCCCTCCCGTATCCCCGGCGAACCGCTGGAAAGGCATGAACATGGCGCTTTAACCTTACATCAATGGCTGTCGAAAAAAGTAGAGGGCTATAAGCCTGATATAAAACAGCCAATCACAATTGACGTAGATGGGAAAAATATTCCCCCACAGGCATGGTTTGAGTATGCAATCAGTCCTGATAGTGACGTCAGAATTTATCCTGTTCCTTATGGAGCTGTAGCTCTGGCCTGGATTGCTGTTGCCGTTTCAGTTGCGTCTGTAGCTTATGCTTTATTCTTTGCTCCAGGCGTTGGTGATCTTGGTGGTTACTCATCGGGAACAGGAAACCCACTTGATGTAAATCCTGCTAAAGCGAACAACGCAAAATTAGGTGACCCGATACGAGAGTTATTTGGTCGAAGCCGAATTTATCCAGACTATGCGGTACAACCAGTAACAAGATTCTCAGCTGATGATCCAACTGTAATGACGGTTGAAATGTTCGTTGTGCTGGGTAGGGGGCGCTTTTCATTCGGTGATGGAGACATTCGCGTTGGCTCAACGCCAAGCGCCTCTCTTGGTGATGGCTTTTCTTATACTGTTTATCAGCCTGGACAGAATGTTAGCGGTGACAGAAGAACAGAAAACTGGTTCAACTCAACTGAGGTAGGGGGAACTGCGTCCGGTTCTGGCCTTGATATGGCGCAGACTGCACCTGATACCCAGGATGTTGTAGCTGAATCATTAACGGTATCTGGTGCAGATATCACCTTTAACGGGCTTAGTACTGACGATGGGAACACTGCAACAAACGACCTTCCTGACTCATGGACAGAAGGTGCAATTGTTGAATTGATTGTTCCAGATTCTTATGTTGTCACCAACGATGGCGCATACAGCAGAATCACCAGTGACACACTGGAAGAGATTGCTCCATACATCGGCATGCCAGTTACTCTCTGGTACAACAGTATCGATTACCAGCTTTTCATTGCTGATTACATCCCTCATTCAGAGCCTGTTGGTGAAGACGTTATTACGGCGTCAATCACTTTGGCGTATGACAGCGCTACCGGCACCGCATTTACGGGAATTCCTGAAGGATACATTCGTTTATCAGTATCGCACTCAGGCAGCGAATATAAAATTCTGGATATAGACGCCAGCACAGTTACGTTGCAACGGATTGTTGATGGAGCCGTTGACCCGACATGGCCTGGTTTCACACCACGTACAGTACTTGATTTCGAAGCAAACGGTTTAAATCAGAACAATAAATGGATGGGGCCGTTTCTTACATGTCCGGATAATGAAGTCGTTGATATGTTTGAGGTCAACTTCTTCTTCCCTAACGGCATTTGCGGATATAACAAGAAAGGCAAGAAGCAGAACAGGATTGTTCAGTGGGAAATTCAGTACCGTGTTTACGGTTCTGGTTCAGGCTGGACAAGCAAAACAGGGTCTTACAATCAGCAAAATATTAATGGGTTAGGTTTTACCGAACGTATCACGCTGGCATCGGCCGGTTTGGTGGAGGTTAGATGCAGGAGAACGAACGAACAAGGCCAGGATAACAGCAGGGATAACATGTACTGGCAGTCATTGAGGGGGAGATTGCTTTCAAGACCATCATCATACACTGGTGTAACCACTATGGCTGTATCAGTCGAAACTGGTGGAAAGCTTGCCGCTCAGTCCGACCGCCGTGTCAACGTAGTCGCCACACGCATTTATGATACCGGTATTTCCAGGAGCATTTCAGGTGCGCTGTACCACATTGGAAATGAGTTGGGGCTTGCGATGGATCATGAAGCGATTGATATGCTGGAATCGTCTTACTGGACGCCTGATAGCGAGTTTTTCGATTACGCAACAACAGACTCAGTTTCCGCTCTTGAAATGCTACAGAAAGTCACTAACGCAGGTAAAAGCTATTTCCTGCTGTCTGACGGCATGGCTTCTGTTGGAAGGGAGGGGATAAAAACGTGGACGGGAATCATTAGTCCTCAGGAAATGACAGAAGCGCTTCAAACGGCTTTCGTTGCACCATCTGCCGATGATTATGATGGCGTGGATGTCACTTACATTAATGGTACTACGTGGGCTGAAGAGACTGTTCAATGCAGAACATCGGGTAATCCTACGCCAGTTAAAGTTGAAGATTATACGCTTGATGGCGTGCTTGATCAGGACAGAGCTTATCAGATAGGCATGCGACGTCTGATGAAGTACAGGCAGCAGCGTTTAACTCATACCACGACCACTGAAATGGATGCGCTTTGCTATAACGTAGGCGACAGAATTATTTTTACTGATGATATTCCAGGTAGCAAAACAATCAGCACGCTGATTGAAGATATGAGAACTGACGGTGGTAAAACAACTATCACCGTATCAGAACCACTCGACTGGACATTCAGCAATCCGCGCGCGTTAATTCGTTATCAGGATGGCTCAGCGTCTGGTTTGCTTCCAGTTACTAAGATTAGTGATTATGAATTATCGGTATCTGAACAGGATGAGTTCATTGGCATCATACTGAATGATCAATCGATAGAACCTCCACGTCTTATATTCTGCGAATCTTCGCGTGTTGGTTACAGCGCACTAATCTCAGAGATATCACCGCAGTCTGACGGAACATGTCAGGTTACAGCAAAAGAATACCGCGACTCCTTCTATCAATACGACAATGCCTCCTACCCCGGCAATGTAGCTTAATCACAAAAACATCTTAACAAACCCACTTCGGTGGGTTTTCGTTTATGAGGCCCATATGACGACTTACAACACCCGCAATCCGCTGGGGTCTGCTGCTGCAAAAGATTTGTACGATAATGCACAAAACTTCGATCACCTATCTAATGATAGAGAAAAAGAATCCTGGAATGACAGATTCGGCGTACCTCGACTGACCTGGTACGGTATGGAGAATAAATACAAGCAGTCTCTTGGGCAGATGGGCTGGATCCTTATTGACTCATTTCAATCTGGTGCTTCAATTACCCTGCCAAATCAGGCTCTAAGGTGGTCACTTCCTGACGGAGATGGAGAATATTATCGTTGGGATGGTTCGTTCCCAAAAAATGTACCAGCGGGATCTACGCCTCAGTCAACAGGCGGGGTTGGTGTGGGCGCGTGGGTTGGGGTTGGCGACGCATCATTAAGAAATGAAATCTCAATGCCAAATGGTTCGAAGGAGGTGGGATATCGCGATGGGAATGTTTACCAGAAACTAGACTCTACGGTCAGCAATGCTCGCATTGTCAAAAAATGTGAATTCAAGTTGTCTACATTTTTTGATGGATATGATGAGGCATTGGCAGAAATTGGTGGAACATATCTTATGCCTCAAGGTTTTGATATATCTGATGATGACTATGTTTTTATTAACCATGTGTCTGATTTAGATGCCCCAACTAAAAGAGCAGTTTCTGTATATGATAAAAGTGGTGCGCAAATTACATGGTTCTATATCCATGACGGGGGAACACAGTCAATATCAGTTGAAGGAAGTCTTCCACAATTGAAAATTTATGATAAAGTGCGTGGTAATAATGGCATTCTGTCATATTATGAAATTCCAGAATTGCCCACTGCTGGCACATTTATTTCAAATTATCAGAATACTATTGTTTCGAACTTTACAACAATATTCGCAGTAAGGAATGATTATTTTTGTGGGTTTAGTGCGCAGCCAAAAATAGGTGCATATAATGACGATTCTCTTTTGGTTTTAAGGAGGATGTCAACTGGTGAAATTCATGCATCCATACCACTATCAAGGGCAATGACAGGATTTGTAACTCCAACGATATCAGGTGTCAATGTTGCAGATTATTATAAATTAACATGGAAATTGCAGGGTGTTTCTATTAGTTGTAGAAATACAATTTTTTTATCCTTTGGTGGGGTGTACCATGAAGATGAATCATGGACATATGAACCACTGAATAATTTCACTGACATTGGTGTTGTGGAGATTTCCATGGTTGGTGACGTAATATCATCAACAGTGGTTAAGAACACTGCATATATAGATTATTTCTCAAAGTTAGGAGTTAGTTCAAAAAGGACAGAAAACGAAGGTGTTGCACAAGATAGTAGTGGTAATGTGTATAGTATTGTATTAGGAGATATTAGCGACAGAGCTTTACCAAACCTTTTTATATTTAAAGAATTCTCTTATGTGGGTGAGGATTTTTCAAAATATACATCTACTTACTCGCCGCCAAATCAGTTGAACCTTGAGAATCCAATACGTTACTCTGATGGAAGATATAGTGATCCATTGAAAAGGACTATATTTCAGAGTGTTAATGACCTGCTTAGGTATATGGTCCTTTTTAATATAAGAAAATTTGCATGGTATGCTGAAATTGAGCCTCAGTTAACGTTTAGTGGTGTTCCTAATACAGCTATTCAGTGGTACGAGTTGAAAAACCTTAATAATGGATATTTTGTGTTAGAGGTTTTTTCTGTTGCGAACCAGTATAGACTATATAGGGTTCAATACACGTTGTCATCATCAACATATTCTATTGTGACTCTACCCATCTGGACGAACTCCATTACTACAGGAGCAATAATTTCACCGGGCGGATTTTCAGTAACAGTTGGGGATGGTTATATATACCCAACAACATCTGGCGCTGTCACGTTGGGAACAAGTGCAAATCCATACAAGGAAATTTACTTACAGGCTAACCCTATAATTACATCTGATGCTTCATTAAAGGATGCTATCAAGCCATTAAGTTCGGGAGAAATCGAACTGTCATCAATTCTAAAGAAGATGATTGTTAAGTACCAATTAAAATCACATCCAGGTGAAGAGCATGTGGGTTTTATCGCACAGGAAATAGAAAATGCATTTAAATTAGCTGGTTTAGATGCAAAACAGATGGGGGTGATAAAATCAGATGATAATGGTGTGTTGGCCGTGGACTATATAGCAATTATTTTAATGATAATATCAGGGATTTGA